TACTCATCTGGTCTAAGCCCTGCACAAGCAGGTTTGCTACTGAAGAACGGGTGTTACGGTCTAATTCGTTTAGGGGAACAATGACATCGCCATTCGCCAATTGACGGACTTCACGCATTTGGTTGAGAATTGGACCTTGTGCATCAAGTCGTTCTTTATATAGAGCAACAATTTCTTCAACAGATTTCATTTACAACCTTTAGTTGGACTTAGACAATTCAACAATAACACAGACTAACGATTCAAAAGCCAAGATGGTCGCCACTGACGGGGAGGAGCCTTTGCTTGTGTGAGGTTCGGCAGGTTCAATAATGCCATCCATAACGCCATAACGATGTCTGTACCGTTCTTTTTGTCACGGGTCCACTTTGTTAGTTCATCCATAGCAGCAAGAGTTTTCCAGTTGCCCTTCATAGAAGGAAGACGTAAAGCACCAGACCTGATAACAGGGGGCAGCAAAGCCTCCACACCCAATGTTTCATCCAGTTTATTTCGGCTGGTGGTATGGGGAATGACGTTGACACGGTGCAATTGTTGCCATCTACGGACAAAATCGTGTGCCAAAAGGAACCGTTGAGCAGCGTTGATTTCTACAACCCAATGGGAAATGGGGTAGCCCATATCGTATGAACGGTTTTGTAGGTCATCCATCAAACCACTATAGGTAGAGGTGGCTGTGTCGTATCCAAGCACTTCTTCGGCTGTCAGTTTTACTCGTTCAATATCTACAACGTGGTACAGATTGGTGTTCGGCTGGTAAATAATCCATACGAACGCCCAGAACATAGTTGGGGATGGGTCTACAGCCACGATAGATACCCACGGGTGCGCTAACCCCTCTGGGATGTAGCCAGGTTGACGGTCATTATCTATACAACCCATATAGTCCACCCCATCCAGACCCTTGCCCCCTGTAATCCAGGTTCTATCTACCAGTCTGGAATCCAAATCCAAGTCTTCTTGTTGATAAACAACTTTGAATACGTCTGGTTTGTTGTATCGGATAAACGATAGGTCTTTCCACGGTAAACGCTTCGGGTCTAAAAGAGGACCATCAGGATAAGGCAAAGATTTAAACGAACGAGATTCCTTACCTGTGTCCAGTTCCTCATAGTACGCCCTATAAATAATATGTCGGTACTTTTTCTGGCGTATAGGCTGCCCATTATCTACATCTTCAGGGGTTTCCACGTTAGAACCGTCATACGCCATATCTTCTTCAATGTCATACGTTTCTTTGGCGAGGCAATGGGCGTATAAGTCTCCTGAACCTAGACGCTGCCCAATTACAGCCAGCAAACCACCTGGGTCGCAACGAGCCTCAGCAACCCCATCCCATCTTTCCAACAGTTTGTCTCTGGCTACAGACTCACGGGCGTTATCAGGGGAAGACACGTCATCAAATAAACACAGGTCGGCACGATGCCCAATGAATTCTGCTTCAATACCATACGCACGAACTGTTGGTTCCTTGTTATCTAGCCCGTTGCCATCTAGTTGTTCAACAACAAATTCTTCTGCTCGCCACAAAGCACCTTTGTCTACAGGTTTGAACCTGCCATAGTCAATCGTCAAACACCCCTCTGCGTTTACAGCCAAACCTTTCTCTACCATCATCGGGTCTGGTTCTATGGCAGCAACACGTTCAAGTGTTTCACGGATACGGCGTGAGTACATCTTCGCCATATTCTGAGAAACAGACCCAATCATCACACGCACACGCCTATTACGCACAATCGCCCACACAGCAACATCGTGAAACAACGTGGACTTACCAGCACCAGGAGGCACATTCAAAACAACAAATTCCTTTTCCTCCGACTCCAACAATTCAATCAAAGTCAAAGCAGCCTCAACCTGCCACGGCGAAGGAACACGCCCCAAATAATGCTTACGGAAAAAATCAAAATCTTCCAGACCCCTCAAAGCATTTTCACACAACTGGTCGTGAGGAATAGCAGAAGGCAAATCAATAGCATCCATAAAGTTATGGTGCGCCACAGATTGCCTACCACCAGAACCAGCACCAGAAGAAGCCCTATGGGTAGCCTCCTTACGGGAAGCCTCCAACTCCTTAGCCTTCTTCACCCACCTAGAACCAGTGTTGTAATGAACCCCTGTTTCGGCACAGGCATCTTTAATGTTTCTTCCAGAAGCAATCAACGCAAAAAACTTTGCTTTGTCTTGTAATGGAACTGCTCGTTTAGTTCCCATTAGTAGTTTTTATTTTACCACTTAACTTTGTTAGCCCAATACGCAGCAGACATTTTACCTTTAGCAATATTAGATGCGTGACGGGCTTTAAACGCTTTGTTACGGGCAGACCCGTCAGGAGAACCCTGCACACCCTGTTGACCGAAACGAATCAGTTTCACCTTGTCACCATCTTTCGCTAGAACAGCGTGAGATTTAGATGCGTTAGGTGTTCTTTTTGGTTTGTTGTATCCAGCGAACTTTTCGCCACGATATTCAATAGCCATTACTTCTTCTTTTTAGGAGCCATCTTCATTTTTTTGCCTGACTTCTTAGCAGCCATTTTAGCGTCTTTCATTCCAGCATCGGTGTATGGGAATTTCTTTTTTCCTACTTGTGGCATTATTTTTTTCCTTTGTTTCGGGATGCAGCCATATTATCAACAAGATTCGGGTAAGGGCGACCAGCCTTCTTAGCACGAGCCTTAGCATCAGATTTCTGTGCAGAAGACAACGGAGTGGATTTCTTCTTCGGATTGGGTTTATCCCAAACTTTTTTTGCAACCATAATTGTTATCATAACAGAGAACGTGTATAGTTGTAGACACAACACAGCAAGACCTACATTGTCGGGAGACAACAAGGCAACCACGGCTGTATACCGCTTGCATGGTACGGGGCAATGAACACCAGGGAACTGGGGTAGATGTTTCCTGCAACCAATCATCATTAAGAAGTTGATGACCCTGTTGCGTAAGAGAAACAAGCAGCGTAATGAACGTCATCTCATTGAACACTTCGGGTGTCGGCTAAAACAAATTGGCTACGGCGACCCTGGTATCAGATTGATATCTAAACTGTGGGGGGAAGCCACTAGACATCTAGCGTTCAAGATTGGTTCCGACTAGCGTCGGCTAACGCCCCTCGCTACGCATCGGGTTGTTGGCAGTAATAGCAAGACAGTATGACATCACGACATCAAGATTGCTGATTTCTTTTTTTTCCTTTTTTCTTTGCCAAACAAATACTGCTGACCAGAAAGACCACCTACCAGTCTCGCCCTCCCACCAAATGTAAAACAACCACTCTACGTGACCAACCAACCACACACAGCCACACCAAACAACACACCCACAAAAAGAGTGATTCCATCAGTCGGTCCTAATACATATATACAGGGGGGGGTGGCTCGGCACAGCCCCAGTTGCCGTGCGCTCACTCTCTACCTACCAGTAGGTAGAAGGGACACAGGGAAAAATTACATAACTACGATTATGGGCGACCACATCACAGGGGCACGGTACCTATTTTTTCTAGGTAGGGGGGAGTGCTTGCTATTGTTAGCAGGTGTGGGTGATTTGGTTAGCACCCTGCCTTGTGTTGGGAATGGTTCTCATTTGTTAGCAGTCGGGGGCTGTTGGGGGGACAGTCGGGGTGTGTTCGTGGACAGTCGGGGACTGTTGATAGCGTTGTTTTTTGTTAGGGTCGCCTAACATTTGGGTGTGACAAATGTCATAGGGGAATAACTTGCTTTTTCGTGTTACTGTTGTTATAGTGTTATTACCAAGTGGGGACTACCTACAAACAGAAAGGGCAGACAGATGAAGGAATACACACTCTACGCCGAATTAGCGTCAAGTGATGAGGGGGAATGGTTAGAGGAATTGCCTGTACAGGCAGAAAGCCTACGAGATGCCCGTATGTTGGCTCTCACTTGGGCAAGAAAGCAAGCGAGAGAGTATGACGCGAAAGTGTTAGACGCGTACGCTATTTGTGACGAGACGGGCGAACAGTCTAACTAGTCTCAATCGGGTGGGGGTTGCCCCTCGCAAGGTTCGCCACCTTGCCACCCACTACGCCCCACAAGGGGGCGCAAAACAGAAAGGGCACGAAAGTGACACGGAAACACTATGAGAAAGTGGCGCAAATCTTGCGCCAACAGGTAGAGCAAGGAGCAGACAAGGCAACGGTGGCAGAAATAGCCACGGAACTTGTGTCAATGTTTCGGGCAGATAATCCCCGATTTGATAGAGACCGATTCTTTTCGGCTATCGGCTACGAGAATGAGGAATGGGCTATCTAATGACTTTTGAGGAAATGGAAAAAGAAGCCGAGGAGTTCATCACGGCGAGCCTAAAAACTCTATACAACTTTGTTAGGTTCGGGGTAGGCGACGACTACGACGCGCTTATCGCCCTGAGAGACATTGAGGAACTGATTTCATCGCGAGTGCTAAACAACTACTAGCCCCCTATCCCTAGCCCACTTGGGTGGCGTGAGGTTCGCGACCTCGCTAGGGAACTATGCCAAGAACGGCAGAAAACAGAAAGAAAAGAGAAATGGAAACAAAAGACAGACAACCACAACAACCGATAGACGAACTAGGCGAGACTCACATCTCGTGGTGTGAGTGTGACGAATGCGAAACTTGGGCTATTGCGCTTCTTGATTGGGAAGCCAGAAACCCGAACCACCCCGACAACCCGAACAGTATCGGCAGATAATGGAAACAGAACTAACCTATGAGGTGCGAGAGTACCGTTCCGATTTGTTGCCCTCGTATTGGGTAGGCGATTATGAGACCGAGAAAGAGGCGCAAGAGGTGGCTAGGGAATACCTAACCGAGTACGGTTGGATGTTTGGCAATCGCTACCGAGTTGAGGTGAACTCTTTTCACAAGGGCACACCTCGCCTTCTTAGTATCAAGTTCGGTGTGGCAACTGTCACAAAATAAATACTTGACAATGCGTATAACGCTTGTTACAGTGACAACAACGGATAGCAAGGGGCTATCCAAACAGAAAGGGAAAACACAATGACACCACAAGAGCAAGCCTACGAAGTATGGCAAAAGCACGGGAAAATGGAAACCGTTATGGTCGCTATTCTCACCCAACTTATCGCCACGGTAGAGGAACTACAAAAAGAAAAGGGGACAGAACAATGACCACGGAAACAAAAACACAATACACGCTATGCGTTAGGCGTTGGTTTGATAAGGCTAACGGGAACAGTTACTACTCTATGAGAGTGATAGGGCAGGGCAAGGATTTTATTCTGCCGTTCTCATACGGTCATAGCGAAAGCACCTATAAATACCACGCTTGTACTTTGCTAGAAATAGATTGGGACTCTATGGATTGGGAACAACGCCGTGAGGTGTTCACCATTGAGGAAATAAAAGTGCCACGCCGTAAAGATTTACACAATGGGGGGAAATCACAATGACCACGGAAACAGAAACACAATACAAGGTAGAACGGTCATACCGTACGGCTATAAAAGCCAAGTGGCTACCGAACACAAATAGGATTAGTGTCTCACGCCTTGACGGGTACGAGCGTATGCTTGTGGATTGGGATTGTAACTTAGATGTGGGTGAGAACTACGCCAACGCTATCCAACGGTTCGTAGAGCGTATGGATTGGTCGGGCGTTTGGATTATCGGAAGCACAGATGACGGGGCAGTAGCCGTATGGAAAGGGCACGAATAATGGAAACGACAACAGAAACTAAATGCGCCGTATGTGGTGACGAGATGACCGTTAGCCATTCTAACTATGCGCCGATTTGGTCTGACCATTATGACAATGTGGTTTGCTTTTGGTGTGGTACACACCCAAACATAGAGAGTGAGGGGCAATGAGATTTCCCGATACCGAGATTTGCTACGAATGTGGCGAGCCGTTTTTTGACCTAGAAAAAATGGGCGACCAACTATTGTGCGCTCTTTGCCATAGAGATGTGGCGAATGTCACAACAAAAGAACTTGACACAGACTAACAACTGTGTTACAGTATAAATGTCATAGAGAAAGGAAACAACAATGACTAACAAAAAAACAAAAGACAGGGCAACGATTACTAATCCGTTCCACCCTTATCGTGGTCACACGGTAACGATTACAAACACAACAAAAGACGACGAGGGAACGCTTGTCTTTGTACGGCTTGGGAATGGCACAGAAATAATGCTAGACCCAAGTGACATCACAATCAAATAGAGAAAGGAAACAACAATGTTAGCACTAGGTTATTTTGAGAGCGTATGGCTGGTGTGGGTCGCCACCTTTATTGGGGTGTTCATCATTG